TACCAATATAAAATGCTCTTGAATTAGTATCTAAAGCTTGCAAGTAAATATTTGTTGAATTTATATTATAATAAGTAACTCCACTTGTTCTAATTTCTAAAACTAATTTATTATCAGTTGCATTTGGTCCATTAGATGCACCTACTTCAACTTCAGTTAAGTTGCTATTTATCCTGCTGTAATATGAAACGTGTGTGCTGTTTTGGCTTAAAACAGTATTAGGAACTAAAAATGTATCAGCATAACCATTTACCCCATTTGGTGTTGCTCCATTAGAGCTATGAGTCCAACCACCATTAAACACCAACCTAAATGCTGCATTAGTATCAGCAGGATTTATTAAATTAAATTTATGAGTAGTAGCTGTACCTCCCACGAAAGGATAAATCGCTTTGAATTTTTGCCAAATATTGTTAGCCTTTAGTGATAGTACTAAGGTATTGATTGCACTTTTTTGTGTATTATCTGTTATGCCTGCAGCCGTAATAAACGCCTGCGCATCAGGGTCAACATTAACACCAAAAACGTAAGGATTTATTATCATCTTGTTCCGATTAAAGTAAGTTTAAGACCAGTTGCTGTTCCGTTTCCTATTTGGTCAATGTCAATTGTTATTTCGGCATCGTCTGTTAGTGCAGATGTCGTAATAGTTGCAGCTGTTGCGGCCGTTACGCTTGTTTTTTCTGTATTGTCAATGGTCAATTTAGTTCCGAGAACAGAACTGCCACCTTGATTTATGTCAACCGTAAAAATAGAACCCGAAGCCTGTGCCGTTGTTAAACTTGCACGAACCGAAGTTAATGTCATTGCGTGTGGCATTCTGAATGTTAGCTTTGCAGTTCCAGTTGTTAAAGCTGTTGTTTCATCCGATGCAGCTAATTGTATCTCTACAGGCTGTTTTGTGTTCTTCCAAAGTGATGTTGCACTTTCGTAAACAAGGATATCTCTATTTGCAAGTGTTAAAGGATTGATACTGACATTATGCAACTCATCAAGTTCATATCCGTTATCAATTTTAACGTAAATCTTACCATTAACAGCGTGAGCATATTCGACATATCCAATTCGAACTTCGTGAATCGGTGCCGTTGGTTTTACGTTTGTTATTGCGCCAAAGGTAGTACCGCTAAGATAAAGTGAGTCACCATCCGCCCACGTTTCGCCCTGCAAACTTCCAGTTGTATTGATATTTGTAACCTGACCAACTGAGCAAATAAATCCCTCCTGATTGCCTGCTATATTTTCGCAAACAATACCCAAAGTTCCAGCGCTATTTGCATCGTTATCAGCTTTTGCAAGTTTTACAGATAGCCTTTGACCTGTTGCGCCTGCGACAATCACAACTTGATATCCTGCCTTTGTAAGACCTACTAAAGGAGTTGTTTTATTTACTACCCTCGTATGTAAATGCTGACCCAAATTAGATATTGTACTTCCACCTTTCAGACCTAAATTTAAAGTGCCTAAAGTGTCATTCCAAACTAATTGACCTACGCCCGCCGTGTCGGTTGTCGCAAGGTTAAAATCAATCTTATCAGTATTTAAAAGGTCGTTATTGTTTAGGTTTATGTCGTTAGCTCCTGCAGTATTGCCAGCAATTAAGACCGTTGCTAAATCGTCACCACCGCCCCCGCTTAACTCAAAAAAAAAAGAGGTCGAAAGTAAAGCGACTAAATCAAAAGCATTTCCAGAGAAAGCGACTGCAGAGGCTGGCTCGACCTGAGTGTTAGCAATCTGGCTGGCAAATAAAGAGTGCCATTGATTAAAACCAAATTTTACAATTACCTCGTCCGTTCCTTTTACGTCTAAGGCATTGACATTAACAAAAACCTTTTGGATATTGCCAGCGGCATCCGTTAAAACGACGTTTCCAGTCGATTGTTTTACTATGTTCATATTAATAAAATAAAATATTAGTTGAAGTATTTTTTTTCGTCTCGCACGTATGGCAGTGCTTGCCAGTCATATTAAAATATCCGCAGCCACAATCTGTATGGCAGTGCCCACAATCGTCCTCGCAAGGGCAATTTTTAGCGTCAAATAAAGGCAAAAGCGCCTTATTAGCACAAAGGAAATTCTCGATTAAAGGCTTTAAATTGTCAATTCTTTGCATCATATTATCTTGCAGGAACCTGACCCCTGACACCCCAGCATTTTGAGCAAACTCGCTATCGTTTTGATAAATGCCTTTTGAACTTACTTGAATTGTCAAATAAGGCAATACCTCATAGTAAACAGCATAAGCAGTGTATCGAAGCAAAAAGCCAGTCCAGAGCGTCTCATATATCGCAGGAGCTGGAGCAATAAACTTATTAACTATTGCCCCGACAGCAGGGTTGTAATTACTCTCTAAAGGGTTTTGTTGAGCGATCATATCATTGTATAAGGCAACGCCCAGAAGTGGCTGCAAAAACCTTTCCTCGCTGTCCTTTATGTGCGGGCTTATTTGATTAACATCAAAGCGTGCCGTAACTGGAGCAGGTCGATAAATGCCCGTGTTGACAACCTCGCCTGGCTTAATTAGTGTCTGCATTTTCTATATTGATTTGCTCTTGTTCTATTTGTTGAAACCCTAACTCCGCCCTCATTTCGTCAACGGTTAAAATATCTTTAATCGGAATATCCCCAGCAAAAGATACTGGCATTGGCTTTGCTATATCGACCGCAATATTTGACCAGTCAAAGCCTAACCATTTGCCCGCATCCTGAATAACTGGATTTAGGAACTTTGTTAAATATAGCCTTTGCATCGGACGGATAACAGTATTATAAACTATGTCAAACTCTGAGCGGATCTGCTGGTTAGTTCCTAAGCTGCCCGCAGTTCTTAGTCCCGTGAGCGATACCGACCATCGATGAGCTGCAATGATATTCGTTTGAGCCATATTTTGTAAATTCAAAAATTCGCCCTCATTGCTGCTATTCAAAACCTGAACATCTGATTTATAAGTCGGATCTCTCAAAGCCTGAATAAACATTTTAGAGTTGTTCCCCGTGCCAGTAAAGCAATCTTTCATTGCCCTAACAACTTGCTGAGCTTCCTCTTGATTAGCTGAGCCAAAAAGACTAATTATAGCTGACGGAGTGAAACCATTTTCGAACTTACTTTGATTGAATTTTGGTATTCTATATTCAAGTTCAGCCCATATCTTTGCGCTTACCCAGTCAGGAATGCCCCAATAAACCAAAGTCGGCTCATAATTTTTCAAGTGTACGATTGACTTTTCAACCCCTCCGATTTTCTCAAATACTGGAAAGATAGGCAGGTCAGTTACATTTTGCGGAGTAATCTCCCAAGCCTCCTCGAACTCGTCTGAGACACCTATATGAGTAGGATAAATACTGTCCTTTGCAGCCTTTCGAGGTCGGCACCAGTTAATCGGTAAGCAGCGCAAATAATATTTTTTTGTCTGACCTACTTTAATCCTTTGAACTTCGATAAAGGCATTGCCAAAGCTCGCAAAATCTTTGCAAATTTTAGCCGTGAGTTCCTCGACATTTAACCCTTCTGGAGTCAATAAAGTAAGCCAATCATTCAAAGACTGGATCTGTTCCTCAGTTATTTCTGCCGCCTCTGCCTTTGCTGTCTTTAAACTTGCAAGCATTGACATAGTTGCCGCAGGTACCGTATAAAAGCCGTCACCACCAAAATAGTTAACTTTTTGCTGAATAATGCCTGCTGTCGTCGGGCTATTGTTACAAATAGCTTGCAATCGGTCCAGCCTGCAAAGATCATAAGTGCTAAAGGGTACATATTCCCAGACCGTGCGATCTAAGATTTCTTTTGTCGGTTCTCTGAAAATGTCGTCTACTTTAAACGGATGCACTCCCGAATTGAGAGAACCCCACGCGTAAACGTCTGTTTTTGGCTTATTTTCGCCCGATATAACGGCTTTTCTTCTACTCATTGATATTATCTGTCGTTTCTGCTTTAAAGTTGTCTACTGGCTTATTTTTAGGCTTTTTGCCTACCAACTCAACACCTTTGAAACCTATGTGATATAAGTGCTCGAGCTGCTCTTGTGTTGCCTTTGACAAATGTACGGTAAAATTTGTATTATAAACCGTGCAATCAATGAATTTTTCTTTTACTTTAAACATAAAAACAGATTTTTAATTTAAAAAAGGGAGAGGATAAAAACCCTCCCCCTCCGTATGAATTTCCCCAAAATCCAATAATTAGACTGGAATATTTACTGTCGAAGCTAATGGAATAGCTTGAACGGTACCACGTGAAGTCAAAGTAATAGTAGACTGGTTTTGGTCGTTGATCGCTGTTCCAGTAACCGTTTCGAAGTTAGTCAGCTGAGCAGGGTAAGCAATGCCCAAAGTTGTTAAAACATCTGGAGCGCCCCACATCCAGCGAGTGCCGTTGTTCTCTTCGTGAATTACGATAAAACCGCAGCAACAATCTTGCAGTTCCTTAATAGCCTCTCTCGTTGCCAAAGCGTGGCACGGAAATACAGCAACCAAAGTTTGAGTAATTACAGTATTACAGTTTACTCTTTCGCCAGTTTCCGTAAAGTTGGCAGTTTCCTGGTAAGGTTCGAACTCATAAAATTTAGTCGCTCCTACCATTGTGATCGTGTCAATCTCACCAGCTGTGATGTTCAAAGCGGATACGTCCTCTTTCGAAGCGACCCAAAACTTTGCTAAACCACCAGCGCAGGCGTTTGCGCAATCTATTGTTAAACCTGTTGTTAAACAGCTCATAGTTATATTTTTATTTAGGTTAAAAAATTAGTATGCAACCGTGATCAGGTCTGAATGCTTGTAGTTGAAACCAAGGTAAAAACGTGATTTAACTTTCAATTTTTCATCCTCTTCGTCGTGCCAAGCAATTGCCTGATTGATCGGGTTAGCAATGTCAGTACCCAAAACAAAGTTTGTTCTCTCAGTGTAAAGTACAAAGTTAGCGTCTTGAACATTTAAGTAGCTGTCTGCATATTGCTGCCAGTCGTACATTGGTTTAACCTCAATACCGTTGAACGTCAATCTTTGAGCGCCATTAGTAAGGAGTGTTAAGTGAGCCGCTGAGCTTACACCATTATTTTGCAAATCCTGCAGGTATTGTCTGTAAACATTAGCAGAAACCAAAAGCACTTTTTGAGCTTCAGGAACAGCCGCCAAAACATTAGAGCTATTTTCCCAAACCGCAGTCAATAGATCAATACCGTCACCAGCTCCGAGCGGAGTGCCTGAGTTAGAATTGATATAAGGAACTAAGTTACCAGCAACCAATTGCGGAATATAAACAGACCACATACCGTCTGTAATGTTAACCGCATCGTCCACGCTTGCTTTGTTACCAAAGAAAGCAACCTTAAGCATCTGTTTGCGCAAAGCCTGCACCATACGAGTCATTAAGATCTGCATAAAGATAGTGCCCTCCAAGTTGCTGCTATTGCTGCCAGCTTTAAGCTTTTGCTTATAAACAGTACCTACGAACTCATCATAACAAAGCTCAAGATTAACTTTGATTTCGTCTACTTCGATACATCTTTCAAACAAGCCGAGCGAACCTTTTGGAGTCCATCCGCAACCGCCTGACAGCTGCATAATATCCTCCATAGCGCCAACGTAGCCAATTTGTTGCTTATTGTTAACGAGTACCATTGTCTCGAAAATGTCTTCTATTTCAGCGTCAAAAAATACAGGTTTAAAAAGCATTTCCTGCGCCTGAGTGCCTACAAGTCCTATTCTGAACTGTCCAGCTTCAAAAGTTGCCATATATTTAAAATTTTGATTTGTGAGTTAATAAATTAAACAAGTGTCCAAGTTACTGTCAAAGTAATAGAACCTCCGTCGCTTACAAAGTTAATATCGCCAGTCTGAGCACCTGCTCCGAGATTGCCGTCAGCAACCGCAGACAAAGTGTACTTGCTATTTGGGTAAATTACCCCTGCAAATTGTGGAAGCGTCGCAGTCAATACGTCAGCCACTGGAGTAGCACTTGCAACGGTTAAAACTGTAAAGCCAGTATTATGCAATTCAACTTGGAAAGGAATATCCGCACCGTCTGGGAAAGTTCCGAGCGCCAAAGTTGTAATGCCAAGCGCACCGCCAACTGCTGAAAGAGAAAGGACTGGATTAGCCAGAGCCTCTGTATCAATTGCAAGAGTTCCGCCGTTATATGCAAAGCTAAATTTCTTAGTACAATCGCAACCGAGCAAATCGCTTTCCCCGATGCTGATTTCGATAATTACTGACCAGTCTGAGCCGTTAAGACCAGTTACATCAAGTGTAAGCTCGTCAACTACACCAGTGCCAACTGCAGTAACGAAATTACCTTGACCGTCTGTAATTTGAACCTTTACATATTTTGTATCGTAGTCATCTGTTGGAGTGTTAAACTCAATTGTAGTCACACCTTCAACGGTTGACATATCCAGATCAAGTTGAATATCGCAGCAACCGCCACAATCCTCAATTTTTAGGATTTCAGCATTGGCAGCATTTGCCAGTGGATTTGTGCGAGAGAAAAAGAACTCCTCGCTGTTCCCCTCTTGATAAAAGTTTTCTTTATTGAATGACATTTTATATTAGTTTTTGATAAGTGAGTTAATGAATTTTGAAGCCTGCAAAATTTGGTCCTGAGTGAAACCGATTTCCGCAGTTTTTTCCGCTTTTACGTCGCTTTTATAGCTAATTTTCGCCTGAATTTCAGCCTCCAAAGCTTCGAGTTTGAGTTGTTTTTCCTCGAGCTGTCTGTCCAGAGCTTCGATTTTTGCCTCTAATTCGGCTTTGTCGTCGGTCTTAACTTCCTCTTTTACCTCAATGGCTGGCTCTTCGGCTTTTTCCTCAACAACGGGAGCTGGCTCAACTTCCTGCTCAGTTATTTCTGCCTTAAAACCAAACATATTAGCGAGCTGCTGAAGAAAAGTCTTTTTTTCAACTTGCATACTGTTTTTGATTTGATTTGGAATGTTTTTAAATTTTGCCTCCGCTCTAATCATCGCAAAGGTTTCTTCATATATAGAGTTTTCCTCTTTTTTTTCTTCGACTATCATATCAATAAAACCCATTTCGAGCGCCTCGTCTGCAGTCAACCAAGTTTCAGCCGACATCATTTTTTTAACTTCCTCTAAAGTTTTCTCTTTGCTGCCTCCGATTAGCTTTCCTTTGCTTTCGAGCTGAGCCGTATAGATCGCAGCCATTTGCTCGTCAAACATTCTTAAAAGCTCAATAGTCTTTTCAAGTTCAAAGACATTGCCCTCAACTCCGCCCCAGCTGTTATGCATCATAAAAAAGGAGTTTTTAGTCATTTCCTTTTTCTTTCCTGCCATTAAGATAATAGTCGCAGCGCTGGCAACAATCCCGATACCTCTTGTCGTAGTTTTACCTGGATATAGGGCGATCATTTCAGATATTGCCATTCCCTCGATAATAGAACCGCCTGAGCTTGATATATTGATAAGCACGTCTTGACCGCCAGCTTCATTCAAAGCCTTTTTAACCGTGTCTTTTGTTTCGGTATCTTTGCTGCCTATTGTGCCGAAAATGTTTAATTCAAACATTGATTTATAGATTTTGAACAAAAATAAATACTCATTTGCTCACAAAAAAACGATAAATAAAAAAACCGCTACCCAGTTAAGGATAGCGGCAAACTTAAAAAACTAATGAATTGCTACATACAAAGACAAATATAAATCTTTATTTCAGATCATAGCGCCAAAGCTTATTTTTTTCAATTACTGAGATTAAAATTTCTGCATATTTTGGATGCGTTGCATATCCGCACTTTTTCAAACCTCGTGCCCAACTTTTATAATCAGTCCTTTTGAGCTTTGTCAGGTGTCTGTAATGCCTTGACGTTAACAGTCTGGAATGATC